AGGATATAAACAAACATATAGTTCTAGTTTATTAAAACAACAAGTTATTTCTAAGATAAATAAAGGCCCATGGAATGTAGGAGATATTATTATATACTATGATCCAAAAAATCCTACTGATCTTCGTCATACTCAAATATATACTGGAGGAAGTTCTCCATATAGTGGGGGGTACTTATGGGCATCAAGTTATTCTGACAATTATACTTATAATTTTATTTATAATAATGAAGCAAAAAGTCAAGATACAACAAAATTTAACTTTTATGTTTATAGTTTAAATTAAAATGAGACCAATACCAAAAAGCCGAATTCAAGAAAATCAATATACTAATGGAACTGGTTTTGGAAAAAACGTCTTATTACGTTTTCCCGATACTAAAAAACCATATATTGGTTCATACACCGTAATAAATGGTTCTAAGTACTATAGTGGAAAAGAATATGTAGAAAGTTCACAACTTTTAGAACAATATACAATACCTATAAACCCTAGTGCTGTAGCGTCGGCTGGATCTATTCCAACTCTAGCAGCTGTTTCTATTTCAGGGGCTATACTTTCGGGTAATGAGAGTTTACCTTCATCTTCCTCTCCAATTCGTTACTTTTATAAAGATTTAACTTCATCTAGTAATCTAATTAAACAAATTGATAAGAAAGCATATGATCAATTATCAGATAAATTAAGTAATACCTATCAAGTAATATCATATAATAAAAATACTCAAACTTTAGAAGAAGTAAATAAACAAATGCCTGGATTGGCAGCTTTCTTGGGTACCTAAAATTTTATTCGTATATTTAGCGAACAAAATAAATAAGGTTATGTTTTATATACTCGAAAAAGAAGATCAATTACCTCACTTACCGCATTTTGATGAATGTTTTGTTCATGTTATAACAAATAATGACAATTATCATCCTGCTATATCTGAAGTATCATTAATTTATGTTAAACCATTTGATGATAAAGGGTATATATTTTGTATAAACCACACAGAGTCATTAGGTTTAAAATGGCAATCTCTTAAAAAATTCTTATCTGAAAAAGAATTATATGCTATAGATGCTAAACACACTAAATACTTTTTAGGAGGAAAAATAAATGACATAACATTTAACTACATAGATAAACATGGAACCAAACCAGATTTATCATCTTGCCTCCCTAACATAAACTCAGATTTCTATATGCGATACGGAGAATTAAAAAATATAAATACTTTAATTCCCATATCTAAACATTATGAATATTGTGAAAATTTATACGAACTACTACAGAATTATATGATTAAAAATACTGAGTATTCACATAAATTAACTACTGTATTTTTTAAAATAGAAAAAGAAGGTATAAGGTTAGATAAAGAATGCTTTATTAAGTATCATAAAGATCACAACACACCTCAATTTTCAATCAGTAAAGGAAGAGCTTATACTCAATACAATTTATATACATTAACCGGTCGTCCTTCTAATTCATTTAACAACATAAATTATGCTGCTTTAAATAAAGAAAATGGTGAAAGAACTTGTTATATTCCTAATAATGATGTATATTTAGAGTTTGATTTTAATGGTTACCATCCACGATTGTTAGGAACTTTAACTGGATATGAGTTTGATAAAGAAATAAATGTTTACGCTCAAATAGCAGAAATATTACAAACTGAGGACATACCAAAAGTTAAAGAAACAACATTTCAAAATTTATATGGTAGTATAAGATATGAATTACAACAAAGACCATTCTTTAAAAATGTACACATGCTTACAGATAGTCTTTGGGATGAAATACAATACGGGGGTTCAATTACGGCGCCATCAGGAAAAATATTTCGTTTAAAAGACATTGAAAATCCTAATCCTCAAAAAATATTAAATTATCTTATACAAAATTTCGAAACATCACAAAATGTTGAACAATTATTTAATTTATTTAATGATTTTAGAGTATTAAAATCAAGAATTGTGTTATACACGTACGATTCTATATTAATAGACGCCGTTAAAGACGAAATACCACAAATTAAAGAGATAATATCTAAATTTAAGTACCCAACTAAAGTAAAAATAGGAAACAACTATAACGAATTAACATAAGATACCTAATGGTTATGACAGACAACCCAATATTTATTGCCAGTTATGAATTTAATGACATCATTATAAATGACATGGTAGGAAATAAACTTTTTTGCACATTTGTTGCACAAGATAAACTAGACGAAACTTTACATACGCTTACACATAAGTACTCAATTCTATATAACAAAATATTTGTATTAGAATCTCCGGATACTGATGAATTTATATTAACCTATAATATAGATGTAATTAATACTAGCTCTAAAAACGCATTGCCTAGTACGATTTTATTACATCGTAAAAAAGAATCAAATACTTTATATACAATCAATGCTCTTAACGCTTTAATTAAAGAATTAAACGGAGGTGTGTTAGATACTAATTATAAAGTGAATTGGTTAGACCATCAGAATGTTATCTTACTTACACAAGAAGGAGGATTAAGAAAAGTACATACAAAAATTCACAATATAGTTAAACTATAATTTGGATTCCCCAATTTTCTTTTTTATATTTACACAAAACAAGTTATAAACAAATTTTAAAAACGTTATGGATTTATCTTTAATTAAACAAACATTAGAGTCCTTTAATAACAAAGGACAGTCTAAGGAAAAAACTGACTACACAAAGATTTTTTGGAAACCTAAAGTAGGAAAACATCAAATTCGTATTGTGCCTTCTAAATTTAATAAATCTACTCCTTTCCGTGAGGTTTATTTCCATTATGGGTACACTAAAGGTCCAATTTTAGCATTGACTAATTGGGGTGAAGCTGATCCTATTGCAGAAGCAGCACAAAAACTTCGTAAATCAGACAACCCAGACCATTGGCAAATGGCTAAGAAAATTACTCCTAAAATGAGAGTATTTGCACCTGTTATCGTAAGAGGTGAAGAAGACAAAGGAGTTCGTTTATGGGAGTTCGGTAAAGAAATTTACACTCAATTAATGAACATTGCTATGAATGAAGATTACGGTGATTTTACCGATATTCAAGATGGACGTGACTTTATTGTAGAAGGAACAGACGATACAGTAGCAGGTCGTAAAGTAGTAAAATGTATTCTTACACCAAGAGTAAAAACTACACCTATTACAGAAGATGCAGTAGCATTACGTTCATACTTAGATGAACAACCTGATATCTTTGCTATCAATAAAAAACACACTTACGAAAGCTTAAAAGAAATTTTTGAAAAGTGGGCTAATCCTGAAGAAGAAGAAGACAATACTCCTATTGCTTCTACTGATGATGAAGATGAAACACCAAGTATGGGAGACTTACCTTGGGAAAAGAAAGAAGAAAAAGCATCTCCATACACACTACAAACAAAACAACCAAAAGCTGACAAGTTCGAAGATTTATTTGATAAAGAATAATTACGGCCAAAAGAAACACTATAAATGATGCGGCGTCTGCTGCTATCAGGTCATCTTCTAACAAAGGATTTGATTTAGATTCATTCAAGAAATCTAAAAATCTATCAGAGTCATCAAAGTTTAAAAAACAAAGATGGATCCCATTCTCACCTGCAGTAACCGAAGCACTCTCGATTCCGGGAGTGCCAATGGGACAAGTAACTATAGCTAGAGGAGGATCTGATACAGGAAAAACTACACTAATGATTGAAGCAGCAGTTTCTGCTCAACAACTTGGAGTGTTACCTGTGTTTATTATTACTGAGATGAAATGGGATTTTGCCCATGCTAAAAAGATGGGATTAGAAATCGAAGCTGTATCTAATGCCGAAACTGGAGAAGATGTTGATTATAAAGGATTTTTCCTATATGTTGATAGATCATCATTAAACACTATTGAAGATGTATCTGCATTTATTGCTGATATTTTAGATGAGCAGAAAAAAGGTAAATTACCTTACGACTTATTATTCCTTTGGGACTCAGTTGGATCAATTCCATGTGATATGAGTGTTAAACAAGGAAATAACAATCCTATGTGGAATGCTGGTGCTATGGCTACTCAATTTGGTAACTTTATTAACCAACAATTCCCATTATCACGTAAAGAGAAATATCCTTACACAAATACATTCTTTGTAATTAACAAAACTGGAGTACAACCAGCATTAACACCAATGTCACAACCAAGAATGACAAATAAAGGTGGAAACGCAATGTATTGGGATGCTGCCATTGTAATTACATTCGGAAACGTTACAAATAGCGGTACTTCTAAAATTAATGTACAACACAAAGGTAAAAAAGTTGAATTTGCTAAACGTACTAAAATAGCAATTGATAAAATTCATGCCGATTGCGGTATTGCAACAGCATCAACTGTAATTGTAACACCACACGGATTTATCCCTGATACACCAGAAGCTGTAAAAGAGTATAAGAAAACATATGCTCACGAATGGTTTGAAGAAATAACAGATATAGATAGTTTACAAATCACTGAAGATGCTAGTGAATGGAATGAAAGTCAAAGCATATCACCAATGTTAGAAATTGAAGAATAATGTTTGATAAAAGATTCCTCCGTCAAGTATTGGATTCAATAGTAGAAGACAAACCTACTAAAAACAGTAGAGTACTTATTATAGATTCTATGAACACGTTCATAAGAAACTTCTCATCAATAAACTCACTTAACCCGGCAGGCCACCATATAGGTGGTCTTGTGGGTTATTTACGAAGTATTGGGTATGCTATTAAAACATTCCGTCCTACTAGAGTAATATTAGTGTTTGATGGTCATGGTAGTACAGTTAACAAAAAAAATTTATATCCTGAGTACAAAGGTAATAGAAGTATATCTCGTATTACAAATTGGGATATATTTGATGATAAAGGTGATGAAAGTGAAGCTATGAATAATCAAATGACTCGTCTTATACAATATTTAAAACAACTTCCTGTATCTTTAGTATCAATTGATAAAATTGAAGCTGATGATAGTATAGGGCTTATAGCAAATCATTATGCTAATGAAGAGGATTGCAGAACAGTAACAATTATGTCAGCTGATAAAGATTTTTATCAATTAATTAATGATAAAATACAAATCTACTCACCTATTAAGAAAAAAGTATATAAGGTTAACGATGTTATTGATGAATTTGGTGTTCATCCTAACAACTTTTTAATATACAAAACACTATTAGGAGATAACTCAGATAATCTTCCAGGAGTTAGAGGATTAGGTCCTAAAAAAATTATTAAGTTATTTTCTTTAGAAAAGGCTGATGAATATAAATTAAGTGAAATTTATAAGATAAGCGAAGATAACGCAAAGAAAAGCCCGATGTACGCAGGTATATTAGAGGCCAAAAATCAATTAAATATTAACTATCAATTAATGAATATACGCGAGCCGAATATATCAGATGATAGTAAAGAAGATATAATTGGTTCATTAAATGAAGAGATTACCCCTTTAAATGTAGGAGGATTTATGGTACTATACGATTCAGATGGTTTAAATAATTCTATACCAAACACACATGCTTGGTTGTCAGAAAACTTTGGCTCTCTCATACTAAGATAGTATATTTACAAAAATAGGTTATTAACAATTAAATAGGTTATATATTGACAACTTTATCAAAATTGTCCCAATACGGACACGAATTTCAAATCAAAGTAATAGGAGCTCTAGTAACAGATAGAAATTTTCTAATTACAATCTCAGATGCCCTAACCGAAGACTATTTTGAAAACACATCACACCAGTGGATTATTAAAGAAGTTTTAAATTATTTTCATAAATACCATACTGTTCCATCAATGGAAGCTTTAAAGGTAGAAGTGAAAAAAATAGAAAACGATGTATTAAAAATAGCAGTTAAAGAACAATTAGTACAAGCATACAGAGAATCAGAACAAACTGATATCCAATATATTAAGGATGAGTTTTTAGGATTCTGTAGAAACCAGCAAATGAAAAAAGCAATTATTGCTTCTACTAATTTGTTAAGTATTAATGACTTTGATTCTATTAGACAATTAATTCTTAATGCTCTTAAAGTAGGTGAAATTAGATCTATTGGTCATGAGTATGAAAAAGATGTTGAAACTCGTTACAGAGATGATAATAGATCACCAATTCCATTTCCTTGGGAAGTAATGAATAATATTACACAAGGTGGTTATGGTAAAGGTGAATTAGTTATTATATTTGGTAATCCTGGTGGTGGAAAATCATGGGCTATTATTGATATGGCTACACATGCTGCTAAATTAGGTTTTAATGTGTTATACTATACTCTTGAATTAAGTGAAACATATGTTGCAAGACGTATGGATGCTAATTTAT